ACAGATATTTACAATGACATTTATTTAAAAAGATATGTAACAGCATTATTTAAAAAACAATGGGGTGCCAACTTATCTAAATTTAATGGTGTTACTATGATTGGTGGAGTATCATTAAATGGTGGTCAAATATTTCAAGAAGCATTAACAGATGTTGAAAAATTAGAAAAAGAAATTAGAGATTCATACGAATTAAACCCAGCAATGCTCATAGGATAATGCCATGCCAGTTAATCATTACTTTCAGAGTGGAAACGGCATTGGTGGAGAACAAGAGAAAAGACTTTACGAAGATTTAATTGTAGAAGGTCTTAAAATCTACGGACATGATGTCTACTACCTACCAAGAACAATAGTCAATAAAGACCTAATCTTAGGTGAAGATGTTGCAAGTAAATTTGATACAGCACATCTCATTGAAATGTATATGGAGACAACTGAAGGTTTTGCTGGCGAACAAGAATTAATAAGTAAATTTGGTTTAGAAATTAGAGAAGACACAACCTTTATGGTTGCAAAAAGAACCTTTGATAATTATGTAGATGATAATGTAACACTTGTTGCTGAAGGTAGACCAAACGAAGGCGATATCATTTATATGCCTTTAATGAATAGTTTCTTTGAAATTCAATTTGTTGAAGACCAAGAACCATTCTTTCAATTAGGCCAACTACCTGTTTATAAACTAAGAGTTACACGCTGGGAATACAGTTCAGAAAGAATTGATACAGGCATTGATAGTATGGATGGTGCTGAAGACCAATACTCACTTGACCAATTAGCACATCAAATGACACTTGAAGCTGAAACAGGTTCTTTATTATTAGAAAATGATAGTGCAGGTGGAGAAAATAATTATTTCTTATTAGAAACATATGCAATACAAACACAATCTCTATATGCAGATAATATAGATTTAGATAATGAAGCAGGATTTGACACATCAAGTGTGTTAGATGATATACTAGACTTTACAGAAAGAAACCCATTTGGCGAGGTAGATGAATTTAACTAATGTTAGGCGATTATTTTTACAATCAGACTTTAAGAAAGATGACCGTAGCGTTTGGTACTATCTTTAATAATATAACTGTTAAAAGAAAAGATTCTTCAGGCACAGTTATTCAATCTATTAAGGTGCCATTATCATATGCGCCTAAAGAAAAGTTTTTAGTAAGATTAGAACAACAGCCAGATATTAATGAAAGAGAATTTGCTTTAACATTGCCTAGAATGGGATTTGAAATTGCAGGTCTTTCTTATGACGCTTCAAGAAAATTAACAAGAGTTCAAAAATATAAATCAGTAAAGGCAGATATAGATGGTAAAGTAATGAATTATAATTACACTCCTGTACCTTATAATATTAGTTTTAATTTATATGCTTTTACAGCAACGGCAGAAGCTGGTCTTCAAATAACGGAACAAATTTTACCATATTTTCAGCCTGATTATACGGTAACAATTAATGCAATACCTGAATTAGATATTAAAAGAGATGTTCCAATAATTTTAAATAATATAAATTATGAAGATACCTATGACGGTGCATTTACAACAAGAAGAGCTGTTGTATATACATTGAATTTTACAGCAAAAACATATTTGTTTGGACCAGCAACTACAACCAAAACAATTAAAGAAGTTAATATTGATTTATATTCAGATACAGACACAACTAATAAAGCAAGAGAAGAAAGAATTACAACAACCCCCAATCCTACAAGTGCTGACGCTGATGATGATTTTGGATTTACAACATCAATTAACTTTTACACGGATAGTAAAAACTATAATCCAGAAACAGATACAGATGAATAATTGAGTTATATATATTGTTATGAGTGATGATACATTAAATAAAATATTAGGTTTATCAGAAGTTGAGGAGAAAAAAGAATTTAAACCTCCTGTTGTTCGTGATAAAGACAAATCAAAACCTGATGTAGACAAAGATTACAACTATAGTCGTGAGGCCTATTACGATTTAATTCAAAAAGGGCAAGAGGCTATTGATGGTATATTGTCTGTTGCAAAAGAAGGTGAACACCCAAGAGCTTACGAAGTGGCCGGCCAATTAATTAAAAGTGTTGGTGATACTGTTGATAAACTTCAAGACTTACAAAAGAAACTAAAAGATTTAAAAGAACTGCCAAAGACGGCAGACACCAAAATACAAAATGCTCTTTTTGTTGGTTCTACTGCTGAACTACAAAAAATGTTGAACAAAGATGAAAATACTAAAAGCAAAATCATTTCATCCACAGACGGAGATATTCAAGATTAGTGATTTAACTTATGTTAAACACGGTTTAATTCTTGAAAAACTTATAAACGGAGAAGAAATGATAAATCCAATAGAAGTCCACAAATGTACAAATGAAGGCACAATAGGTGCATTGGGCCAAGAATATAAAAAAGGATTATTAAAAGTTTTTAAAGGTAGTCGTAGAATTACAACTGCCATACAATTAGGTTACACACACATAGAAGGTATATATGTCTGACGCTTACTTAGGAAATCCGAATCTGAAGAAGATAAATGTTCCTGTTGAATTTACAAAGGAACAATTAGAAGAATATATTAAGTGTGAAAAAGACCCTTTATATTTTATTCAGAATTATGTACAGATAGTATCACTTGATGAAGGCCTTGTACCATTTAAGATGTACAACTTTCAAAAAGAAATGATTGGTACTATGCATAAGAATAGGTTTACAATATGTAAACTGCCTAGACAGTCTGGTAAATCAACAACTATTGTATCATACCTTTTACATTATGCATTATTTAATCCTAATTGTAACATTGCTATTTTGGCAAACAAATCATCTACAGCAAGAGATATTTTAGGAAGACTACAACTTGCATATGAAAATTTACCAAAATGGTTACAACAAGGTGTTATAAATTGGAACAAAGGTTCTATAGAATTAGAAAACAAATCAACTATTGTGGCCGCTTCAACATCATCAAGTGCAATTCGTGGTGGTTCTTATAACATAATATTCCTTGATGAGTTTGCTTTCGTACCAGCCAATATTGCTGAAGCGTTTTTCTCATCTGTATATCCTACAATATCTTCTGGACAAAAAACTAAGATGATAATTGTATCCACACCTCACGGTATGAATATGTACTACAAATTATGGACAGACGCTGTAAACAGCAATAACGATTATGTTCCAATTGATGTACATTGGTCAGAAGTGCCAGGTCGTGATGAAAAATGGAAAGAAGAAACAATACGAAACACATCACAAGAACAGTTTCAGGCGGAATTTGAATGTGAATTTTTAGGTTCTATTGATACATTGATTGCACCAAGTAAAATTAAATCAATGCCATATTTAACACCCATTACATCAAATGCTGGTTTAGATATGTATGAAAAACCAGATAAAGAAAAAACTTATGTATGTACTGTTGATGTTGCACGAGGAACTGTAAAAGATTATTCTGCTTTTATTATATTAGATGTATCACAAGTACCTTATCGTGTTGTTGCAAAATATAGAAACAACGAAGTCAAACCTTTTGTGTTTCCTAATATTATTGCTCAAGTATGTGCCAATTACAATCAAGCACACATATTAGTAGAGGTCAATGATTTAGGTCAACAAATATCAGATACATTACAGTTTGAAATAGAATATGAAAATATGTTAATGACCACTCAAAGAGGTCGTGCTGGCCAGATTTTAGGTGCAGGTTTTTCAGGTAGAGGTTCATCATTAGGTGTTAGAATGACTAAACAAATTAAAAAAATAGGTTGTTCAAATATTAAAACGCTTATAGAATCTGATAAAATAATAATTAATGACTTTAATATTATAGAAGAAATATCAACATTCTCAAAAAGAGGAAACTCTTGGCAGGCTGAAGACGGATGTAATGATGACTTGATGATGTGTTTAGTTATATTTGGCTGGCTATCAAATCAAGAATACTTTAAAGAACTGACTGATTCAAATATCAGAAATCAACTTTATGTTGAACAACAAAATCTTATAGAGCAAGATATGGCACCATTTGGATTTGTTGATGATGGAACACCAGATGAATTAAAAACTGAAGTAGATGAATATGGAACAGTCTGGCATCCTGTTGTCCGTAAGGGTGAATGAAAACCAGACTTTATGAATATTATAAATATTGCCGAGTGAATATTTTTGACTATGGGGGTATGAATAATACCAAAAATGATAACAATAATTAGCTAATTAGAGGAGATAACACATGGCTTTTCAAGTATCACCAGGTGTTCTCGTACAGGAAAGAGACTTAACTAGAGTAATTCCTGCTGTTTCAACTTCTATAGGTGCTGTTGCTGGACAATTTGCAAAAGGACCTGTTGATGAAATCGTGGCAATTTCTAGTGAACAAGAGTTAGTAGATACTTTTGGTAAACCAGATTCAAGTACATTTGAGTACTTTTTCTCAGCTGCCAACTTTTTACAATACTCTAATGCTCTAAGAGTAGTACGAGCTACCAACTCATCTTTGTTAAATGCTACATCAAACGGAACTGGTTTGTTAGTAAAAAACAATGATGATTATACAAATAACTATGCTACAGGTCAAGCTTCAGTCGGTACATTTGCGGCTAGAAGTGCTGGTGCATGGGGTAACAACTTACTTGTGTCAACTTGTCCAAGTGCTACGGCATACGAACAAGAAGGTGTAACAACTGTGAACGATTCTTCAACTTCTGTTGGAGATACTACTGTTATACTTACAGATTCTTCAGGCGTAAATGTAGGAGATATCGTAAGTTTTTCAACAACAGCTGCAACAAATGATTATGATGATGGACACCAGTACAGAGTTACAGCAAATGACGGTTCAACAACAATTACAATCGTACAAAAAGAATCAGGAACAGGTGGTTTACAAACTACTTTAACTGATGGTGGAAATGTTAGAAGAAGATGGAGATACTACGATTCAGTAGACGGCGCTCCAGGTACTTCTGCTTATGTTTCTGACCGTTCAGGTTCTGGCGATGAAATACATGTTGTAGTCGTTGATGAAGACGGAGGAATTACAGGCGTGGCTGGAGATGTTTTAGAAACATATTCTAAACTATCTAAAGCTTCAGACGCTAAAACTCCACAAGGCGATAACAATTATTATCCAGATGTAATTTTCACAAAATCAAATTATGTCTATTGGATGGACCACAATACTTCAGGTTCAAATTGGGGTAATGCAGCTTCAGGTACTACATATACTGCTGTTAATACACCAACAAATGAATCACTATCTGCTGGTTCAGATGGTTCAACTGTAACAACAGGCGAAATGAAAACTGCTTATGAAAAGTTTTCAGACGCTGATACTGTTGATGTTGGATTAATAATCGCTGGTAAAGGAGACGGAACACATGTTGACAACTTAATAACAATTGCTGAAAACAGGAAAGACGCTGTAGTTTTTGCTTCACCTGAAAGAAGTGATGTTGTTAATGTAACAAACTCTCATACACAAACTGAAAATGTTAAAGACTTTTTTGATTCAAGAAGGTCTTCAAGTTATGCTGTGTTTGATAGTGGTTACAAATACATGTACGACAAATATAGTGATGTATATCGCTTTGTACCTTTAAATGGAGACATTGCTGGTTTAGCGGCTAGAACAGATTCTATTGCAGATTCTTGGTTCTCACCTGCTGGATTTAACAGAGGTGTTGTAAGAGGTGTAGTTAAACTTGCTTACAATCCAACTAAAGCACAAAGAGATATTTTATATCCAAAACGAATCAATCCTGTTGCAACCTTCCCAGGTCAAGGAACAGTATTATTCGGAGATAAAACTGCTTTATCATCACCTAGCGCTTTTGACAGAATCAATGTTAGAAGACTATTCATTGTATTAGAGAAAGCAATTTCAACTGCTTCTAAATTCCAACTCTTTGAGTTCAATGATGAATTTACAAGAGCTAACTTTAGAAACATTGTAGAACCTTTCCTAAGAGAAGTGCAAGGTCGTAGAGGGATTACAGACTTTTTAGTAGTTTGTGATGAAACAAATAATACAGGCGATGTAATAGATAGAAATGAATTTGTAGCAGAGATTTTTGTTAAACCTGCTCGTTCAATCAATTTTGTTACATTACAATTCGTTGCTACACGAACAGGTGTTGCATTTGAAGAAGTCGCTGGTTAATTTAGAGGAGAAAAAAGATGGCAAATATATCAGATTTCAAAGCTAAACTTGCTGGCGGTGGTGCAAGACCTAATCAGTTTAAGGTAACAATGCCTTTTCCTGGTTATGCTCAAGTAGGTGGCGAAATAGAAGACCTAGCGTTTCTATGTAAAGCAACAAGTTTACCGGCTATGAATGTAGCGTCTTTTGATGTTGGATTTAGAGGTCGTAAAATTAAAGTTGCAGGTGATAGAACATTTGAAGATTGGTCAGTTACAATCTATAATGATACATCATTTAAAGTAAGAAATGCATTTGAAAGATGGCAAAATGGTATCAACAATATGACAGATGGCGAAGGTTTAACTAACCCAGCTGACTATCAAGTTGACGCTTTTGTTGACCACTTAGACCGAAATGGTAACACAATTAAGTCTATAACATTAAGAGGAGCATTCCCAACATCAATAGGTTCTATTGGTTTGGATTATGATACAAATGATGAGATAGAAACTTATGAAGTTACATTTGCGTATCAATTCTTTGAATCAAATACAACTACCTAGTGGTCGTATAAATAATTGATACAATATAGGAGTTAAAGTATGGCTGAATTATTTGGGTTTCAAATTACGAAAGTAAAAAAAGAAGAAGACCCTAAGCAAAGCTTTACGACTACCCAGGCGGATGACGGAACTCAAACCGTCGCCGCCGGCGGGTATTTTGGCCAGTACCTTGATATGGAAGGTACTGCTAAGAGTGAAGCAGACTTAATAAGAAGATACAGAGAAATAGCATTACATCCCGAGTGCGATATGGCAGTTGAGGACATTGTTAATGAGGCTATTGTATCTAATGAATTGAAGGATGCTGTAAGAGTAAATACAGATAATTTACCTTATGGCAAAGATGTTAAAAAGAAAATTCACGAAGAATTTAAAAATGTATTAAATCTAATGCATTTTAACACAAAAGGTCATGACATATTCAGAAGATGGTATGTTGATGGCCGTGTCTACTATCAAAAAATTATAGATAGAGATTCACCAACATTGGGCATTACAGAATTAAAATATATTGACCCAAGAAAAATCAAAAAGATTAGAGAAGTAAGAAAGAAAAGACCAGAAGGCCAAACTGGCAGTCTTACAATGATAGATGAATATGTAGAGTATTATCTATTCAACGAAAAAGGAGTTTCAGGCACAACATCAGGTAGTGGTGTAAAAATTGCACCAGACACAATTGCTTTTTGTCCATCAGGTTTAGTAGACCAACAAAAAAATATTGTAATGTCTTATTTACATAAGGCAATCAAACCTGTTAATCAATTAAGAATGATTGAAGACGCTGTTGTTATATACAGAATAGCAAGAGCGCCTGAAAGAAGAATTTTTAAAATTGATGTAGGCAATTTACCAAAACTAAAAGCAGAACAATATCTAAGAGATGTTATGGCAAGATATAGAAATAAACTTGTCTATGACGCTTCTACAGGTGAAATCAGAGATGATAGAAACTATATGTCTATGCTTGAAGACTTTTGGTTACCAAGTAGAGAAGGTGGCAGAGGTACTGATATTTCTACATTACCAGGTGGCCAAAACTTAGGTGAAATTGCAGATATTGAATATTTTCAAAAGAAACTATATCGTTCATTAAATGTTCCTGTAAGTAGATTAGAATCTTCACAAGGGTTTAACTTAGGTCGTGCTAGTGAGATTACTAGAGATGAACTTAAATTTACTAAATTTGTACAAAGACTAAGAAAGAAATTTACAGAACTATTTAACGATTTATTAAAAACACAATTAATCTTAAAGAAAGTTATTTCTGAAGAAGACTGGACTTTGATTAATCAAAATATTAATTATGATTACTTACAAGATGGTCATTTTGCAGAATTAAAACAAACTGAAATGATGAGAGAAAGACTTCAGTTAGCAAACGAAATGAGAGATTATATTGGTAAGTTTTATAGTGTTGAGTACATCAGAAAAAATATACTCAAACAAAGCGACGCTGAAATTGATGAAATGGATGCACAAATTAAACAAGAAATTGATACTGGTATTATTCAAGACCCTACGGCTCAAATGGATGATACCCCAATGGAGGATGAAATATAATGAGTGAAGAAATAAGAAACTTTATAGATAAACTTGGCGATGGCAATAACATTGAAGCTGGGGATGCTTTCAAGGATGCTTTAAGACAAAAAGTAGGAGACAACTTAGATTCTAGAAGAAAAGAATTAGCAGGACAATTATTCAGTACTGCTCAAGCTGTACCTACAGAGGCAGAAACTTTTAGTGACCCAAAACCTGAAATTGCTGAACCAGGAACTTTTAATCAAGATGGTTCTGTTTCTACCCAAAATGATGGTAAAGCAGACATAGATTTAACATCAGATGAAGCTAAGTAATATATTTGAAGATTACAATTTAGTAGATTCATCTGCTTATAAATCATTGTCGCCAAAATTAAAAACGGCTGTCAATGAGTTTTATAAAATGTTAGACAACAGACATGATAATGGAAGTTATCGAGATGATAATTTTTGTGAAAATATAGAAGACTGTGTGAAGACAATTGTTTCTTCGCATGATATAACAAAAGAACAATTGTTAGATTACATAGAATTAGAAGTAAGAGAACAATTAAAACAAACAGAGGTTTAAAAATGGCTGGTACATTTATACTAAAAGGCGCTCTAGTTTCAGGCACATTATCTGATAATAATATTGGCCGTGCTCAATTTGTTAGAATAGTTGCACAAGCTCAAGCAGTTATTACAGTTAAAGATAGTGATGGTTCTACTTTAGGAACTACTCAACTTTATGCAGCTGGAGATGAAATTACAATAGAAAAAGCACCAGGAGATACAATATCTTCAGACGCTAATGTTAGTGCTACAGCAGTAGCGCCAAGACAATAAAATGGCAGATTTAGTAACAACACAAACAATTGCTGATACATCTGGTGTTAAGTTTGTAACTAAACTTACTAACTTTTCAGATGGTACAGGTGAAACTTTAGTTAAAAAAGTAGACGCTTCAGAATTAACTTTTATGTCTGAGGATGGTAATAGAGTAATATCAAAAGTATATTATTCTATCAATACATCTGATAGTAAATCTGGTGTTGAACTTATTTGGGATGGCACAACAAATTCGACAGCATTATTTTTATCAGGACAAGGATTCATGGATTTTAGAACAGATGGTAATAGTATACCAAATAATGCGACAACACCAACAGGTGATGTGCTGTTAAGTACAAAAAACTTTGCAAATGGTGATAATTACAGTATAATTGTAGAGTTTAGATAACAAAATTCTAATATAGAAGTAATTGTTTGTATAAATAGTATTAGAAAAAAAGAGAGAGTACACTAATGAAATTAATTTCAGAAGAAGTATCAAACGCCGAATATCTTATAGAAGAAAAAAACGGCAAGAAAGAATACAAGATTAGAGGTGTTTTTTTACAGTCTAACATCAAGAATCGTAATGGTAGAGTTTACCCTAAAGATATCTTGATGAAAGAAGTAAAAAGATACAACAAAGAATTTATCAATAAAAATCGTGCATTTGGTGAGTTAGGACATCCAGATGGCCCAACAGTCAATTTGGAAAGAGTATCTCATATGGTAAATAAACTTTACCCAGATGGCGATAACTTTATTGGTGAAGCTAAAATCATGGACACGCCTTATGGTAAGATTGTAAAAAATCTTATAGATGAAGGTGCTCAATTAGGAGTATCATCACGAGGCATGGGTTCCATTATACAACGCAACGGTGCAAACTATGTAAAAGATGACTTTTACTTAGCGACAGCCGCTGACATTGTTGCCGACCCTTCAGCGCCAGAAGCTTTCGTAGAGGGCATTATGGAAGGAAAAGAGTGGGTGTGGGATAACGGTCTCTTAATTGAAAAAGATGTAGAGGCGTGGAAGATGGAAATGATGAGAGCGAAGAAAAGAGAATTAGAAGAACAAAAACTAAAAATCTTTGATTCGTTTATTAAAAAACTATAATATTATAAATAATACCAAACTCAAAAAGTTTGGAGTTTTATAGTACTATAAAAAGAGGAGATTTTCAATGGCAGAATCAGAAATGCAACCAGAAGCTATCGAAGAAGCAGCTGCTAATCCTATGGCGGATGCTCCTAAGAAGAATGCTGTTGCGGCTGAACCATCACATCTTGAAACTGATTATGAAGATTTAGGTTCACCAGTAGTTAAACCTACAGACAGTAATCCTGACGGTAGTAAAAAGGTTAAAAAAGTATCTGATGAAGTTTCTAAAAGTGCTCAAGTGGCTGCAGAGCCATCACACTTGAAATCTGAAGAAGCAGATGAAGATACAGATTCTAAAGATATTGAAGAAGCAAAAGCTAAAGAAGAAGTCAAGAAGGACGACAAAGAAGTGGAAGAAGAAGGATATAAAAAGAAATCTTTGAAAGCTTCTAATTGTGAAGACATAAATGTTAAGGAAGACATTGACGCTTTAGTTGGCGACGCTGACTTATCTGAAGAATTTAAAGAAAAGGCTGCTACAATCTTTGAAGCTGCAATTAACTCAAAAGTTAGTGCAGAGAAAGAGAGACTAGAAGCTGAGTACGCACAAAAATTTGAAGAAGAAGTTGAAAAATCTAAAGCAGAACTTACAGAAAAAGTTGATTCATACTTAAACTATGTAGTTGAAGAATGGATGAATGAAAACAAGTTAGCTCTAGAAAGAGGTATCAAGGGCGAAATCGCAGAAGACTTTATTAATGGTATGAAAAAATTATTTGAAGACCATTACATAGATGTACCTGATGAGAAATATGATGTTCTTGAAGACCAGGCTTCTAAAATAGAAGACTTAGAGAAAAAACTTAACGAAGAAATTGAAAAAACTGTAGAACTAAAAAAAGAAGTAGGCCAATTCAAAAGACAGGACATCATTGATGAAGCGTCTAAAGATTTAGCTGACACTTCTAAAGAGAAGTTTAACAGTTTAGTAGAGAGCGTTGAGTACTCTAATGAAGAAGATTTTGCAAAAAAAGTAGAAACCATTAAGGAATCATACTTTGGGCAAAAAACTGAGAAATCATCTTCGGATGATATTCATGATGTAGCGGCAGGCGATGAAACAGCAAATGTTGATTTATCGGATGCGATGGCTGCTTACACGGCCGCTATTACAAAAACCAAAGACATTAAGTTGTCAAAATAATAGTAATAAAGGAGAGACAAAGATATGTACTTATCTGAAACTTACGAAAAAAAATGGCAGCCAGTCTTAGACCATCCTGACCTTCCTGAGGTAAAGGATAGTTATAAGCGTGCCGTTACTTCGGTCATCCTAGAGAACCAAGAAAGGGCCTCTAAAGAAGACCAAGCCTTCTTATCAGAAGCTGCACCTGTTAACTCAACAGGTTCATCTGTAGCAAATTGGGATCCAATCCTAATTTCTCTAGTAAGAAGAGCTATGCCTAACCTTATTGCTTATGATATCTGTGGTGTACAACCTATGACAGGTCCTACAGGTCTTATATTTGCAATGAGAAGTAGATATTCAACTCAGTCTGGAACAGAAGCATTATTTGATGAAGCTGATTCAGATTTCTCAGGTAGAAACGCTGCTGGTTCATCAGTTGACGGATTCTCATCAACAGCACAAGCTGGTACTAACCCAAGTGCGTTGAACGATAGTCCTTCTGCTGGTACATATACAGCCGGTACAGGTATGACTACTGCGGCTGCTGAAGCACTTGGCGACGCTAGTGGAAATGCATTTGCTGAAATGGCGTTCTCAATTGAGAAATCAACTGTAACAGCAAAATCAAGAGCGTTAAAAGCTGAGTACACAATGGAACTTGCACAAGACCTTAAAGCAATTCATGGTCTAGATGCAGAAACAGAATTAGCAAACATTTTGTCTGCTGAAATTCTTGCTGAAATCAACAGAGAAGTAGTTAGAACTATCTACATCAATGCTGAGAAAGGTGCTTCTGCTAACACTGGTTCTGTTAACACAACAACTGAAGGTATATTTGACCTTGATACTGATTCTAACGGCAGATGGTCTGTTGAAAGATTCAAAGGTTTAATGTTCCAAGTTGAACGAGAAGCAAACACAATTGCACAAAGAACTCGTAGAGGTAAAGGTAATATGATTATCTGTTCATCTGATGTAGCTTCTGCTCTTCAAATGGCTGGTGTATTAGATTACGCTCCTGCGTTAAACAACAATTTAAATGTTGATGACACAGGAAACACTTTTGCTGGTGTTCTTAATGGTAAATATAAAGTATATATTGACCCTTATTCTGCTAACCAAGCTGCAAACCAATACTTCGTTTGTGGTTATAAAGGTACTTCACCATATGATAGTGGATTATTCTACTGCCCATATGTACCTCTACAAATGGTTAGAGCAGTTGGTCAAGATACTTTCCAACCAAAAATTGGGTTTAAAACTCGTTATGGACTACAAGCAAACCCATTTGCTGAAGCTGGTACAGGCGACGCTGCTGTTATTAACGGCGCTGGTTCTGCTAACAGCAACAGATACTACCGTAGAGTACAAGTACAAAACTTAATGTAATTGTATTTTATCGTTAGTAAACGATTGAGGGGGTTCACGAATGTGGCCCCCTTTTTTGTTGTATAAATAGTATTATGACAATAACAAATTCATATACAAGACAACCTACACAGTTAGATTACGCTTCACCTACACAGTTTAAATTTAATATAATTAAACTACCAAAGGTTGAGTATTTTGTAACATCTGTAAATGTGCCAGGCATATCTATGGGTACTACTACTCAAGCAACAATGTTGAGAGATTTGCCAGGACCTGGTGATAAGTTATCTTATGAAGCATTAACCCTTAGTTTTCTTGTAGATGAACATTTAGAAAATTATCGTGAGATACATGGTTGGTTAACAGGCCTAGGATTTCCTAGAGACCATTCAGAGTTTAAAACTCTCCAAGACGCTGGGACAGACAGATTCCCTACTTCATCTGGAAATGTATCAACAGAGATAGGTAAAGTCAACAACACAGCACCAGATGAGGGGTCGACATTCTCCGACGCCACTTTGATGATACTATCCAGCAAAAATAATGCAATAGTAGAAGTTAGATTTAGAGATATATTTCCTGTATCTTTAGGTGGTTTAGATTATGAGCAACAGGCTGGTGATGTAGAATATCTAACAACATCAGTTACATTTAATTATAAACTTTATGAATTTGCCACAGTAGGTTCTAGTACTACATCAGTAACTACTACCTAGACTTGACATTACTTGGCATTTGTTATATAATGATAGACTATGACATTAGAGGAACTACAAGAATTAGTTGATAAGGATTTAAAACTCAACGAAAGTGAGTTAGATTTAGAATCTTTAAAGACACCACAAATT